AATATCCCGGTGTAGTTACTGGGACTGTAGCTTCTGAATCCGTATATAACACAGTGCCAACGCCTAATGTACCTGTATAATAAATTGTCAATGCAGTTGTTTTTGCACAAGCTCCAATTAATGAATTAGCCTCATAACCCTCAAAACTAACAATTGCTAATGTAGTTGTGGTGGTTGTAGGTGGCAATGTAGTGGTAGTGGTAGTGGTAGTGGTAGGATTGCATTCTCCAGCATCTGTAATTTTACCTGTACCAAGAGTTAATCTATACCAATAGGTAGCATCTGAGTAATATCCATTTGCTGTAACTGGATTGTGGGGGATGTTAATGTTACCTTGTTTACCTTTAAAAATGGTCAAATTTGGAAGCATGGGACAACTCCTTTCTGTAATTTCTATGGCACTCAGTACAATGCCTCAATAACCAACGTATTTAACTCAAATTCATTGGATAAAAAAACATGGATTTCGGTTATGGAAACAGGTAATACCACATGGGCTTGCCCAGTTATTTACACCCAAATGGAAACAGGCGGAAGTACAAGCATAAAGCAGTCAAGTCAGCTTTTAGAGTCTGATTTTGTGTCTTTGGAGTCTGAGTACCAAGCATCGTTTTTAAGGGATTCTAGCAGTCCGGGAGGGCTAATAGAAGGGGATAGTTTAAAGGGTAATTATATGGTTATAAAATTTGAGAAAGCAAGTGCAAATTCTTTCGTATATTTGAACAGCGCAACGACTAAGTATATTAATTCACCATTGAATAATAGATAATGATTATTAGGGAAAATGATGAGATTGTAGATAATATTGAAGCTGCAATAATGCAATTCCCTGATGAATTAATAGAAGGTCCCTTAGTCCATAAATTTACAGACGGAATGTATATAAGAGAAATCTTCATGCCTGCTGGATCTTTATGGACAAGTAAGATACATAAAACAGAACATCCATATGTTGTTTCTTATGGAAAAGCTGCTGTATCTATTGATGCGCAAGAATGGTATGAAATAACAGCTCCTTATACTGGTATCACAAAGCCGGGAACAAGAAGAGTTTTATATATATTGGAAGATTGTATATGGACTACGTTTCACAGAATAGATGGAATGAAATCTGAATACAATGATTTAAGTGAAGAGGAAATAGATAAGATAGTTGAATCAATAGAAGATAAAATATTAGAGCCACATATTAATCAGATTACTGGTTCAGATGTTGGCAAAGAATATAGAGAAATTTTGAATAACATTAAAAATTTGGAATTATGAGTTTTGCAGTATTAGGCGTTGGCGGTGGTATAGCAGCAATCACAGCGGGTACTGGCGCTTTAGCGGGTGGTATATCAGCTATAGGGTCTAACAAAAGAAGAAAATCTCGTGAAAGAGAATTAGATGAATACGCTCAACAAAGCCCTTTGTATGGTGGTAGTAAACCTATTAGTGAATATTACCAGCAAGCATTGAATAGAGCTAATGAAAATGCTTATCAATCTCAACAATATCAAATGGGAGCTATGCAAGCTAGAAGAGCAACAGCTCAAGGTCTAGGAGCATTACAAGACAGAAGATCAGCTATAGGCGGTATTAGTAGATTACAAGCGGGGCAAAATTATGCTATGCAAAATTTAGGCGCACAAGCAGAAGCTCAAAAAAATCAAAGATTTGGTCAATACGGTCAGGCAGCTCAAGCAAAAGCTTCTGAAGATTATAAAATGTTTGATATAAACAAAATGACTCCATATAACAGACAATTACAATTAAAACAATTGGCAGCTCAAGCAGCAAATGATAGAGCAAATGCGGGTCTTCAAATGGTGGGTAGTGCATTAGGTGGTATAGCTCAAGCTGGCATGATGGCCGGAACTGGCGGGAAAAGCCCAGCTGCAAGTGTTTCTGGAGTTGATATGACTCCAGCGGCAACTTCTACAAATAGTATTGGCGGTGCGGGTTCTTGGGCAACGCCTACAACCACTGGCATTGGTTCAAGTTATTGGATAAGATTTACACAAACTAGCAGTTATGGCGGAACAACCGAATATGGTTCTGCCCGTGGTGTTTGGAATCAAATATCAAGTTCTTTGTATTTTGGTGTTTCAAGAACGGCAAATGGCGCAGGCGGTCGAGCATACACAGTGCAGATTGCTTCTGATAGTGGTGGTTCTAACATTGTGGCCACTGCAACTGGCATTGAATTAGGCGCTGAAATTATTTTCTAAGAGTAGATTATGGCAACCATCAACGAAACAGAAGCACGGCTAAATTCGCATGAAGAAATCTGCGCGTTTCGCTATGAACAAATCAATGCAAGATTGAAACGCCTTGAAGGCATTTTAATTAAGGCTTGCGGTGTTATGTTGGTGGCCATGAGTGGCGTTATTTATTCTTCAATGATTCATTTCAAATAATAAATGAGCCATCATGGGGTGGCTATTTGTTGTACTTTTTTCCGTTACTCAAACGGCATCTGACAAGACAGAATATCGATGTACCCGCTGGAAATGGACGGGTGATGTTTATAACCGAAAGGTTGTATGTCTTGAGTGGAAAAAGGTAGTACGAAAATGATTGATCCAATCACGGCACTAGCAGGACTACAAAGTGCAATCAGTGTAGTCAAAAAAGCCAGTAAAGTTGCAAATGATCTAGCTGGTTTAGCCCCGTCTATTGCCAAGATGTTTGACGCTAAGAGCGTGGCAACAAAGGCTATGCTGGAGGCTAAACGATCTGGCAACAAATCAAATTTAGGAGCAGCACTTCAAATTGAAATGGCACTTGATGAGGCCAAACGGTTTGAGGCTGAGTTAATGCTGTTGTTTCAAGCCACTGGTCGTGCTGATGTATGGAATAAGATTAAGCAGAGACAACAACAGATGGACATTGAAGATGCCCATTTAGCTAGACAAGCCAAAGCAGAAGAAAAGAAAAGAAAAGAAGAAGAAGAAGAATATATGGCGTGGGCTGTTGGAGTTGTTGTAATTGTCATGCTCCTAGGTGCAGTTGGCTGGGGCGTTGCTGAAATTCAGGACCTTTGTGCAAAAACAAGGTGCGGTCGGTGAATGAATATCAGAAACAGTTTGATCTTTTTCTTAAAGTCTTTGTCAGGCTGTGTGTTATTTGGTGGGTGCTTGGATTGCTAAAGTATCTACCTGATGAGTTGGCGGGAAAAATCGTAGATAAACTTCTTGGAATGATTGGACTTTAAATGCTTTCACTATTTTCAACACTTGGTGGCTTGCTTATATCTGGCTTGCCAAAACTTCTGGAGTATTTCCAAAACAAAGCTGACCAAAAGCATGAGTTAGCTCTTGCCCGTATACAGACTGAAAAAGAACTTCAAATGATGGCGCAGGGCTTTGCTGCCCAGCAAAAGATTGAAGAGATTCGTACCGACCAGATTGCCATGCAGACAGATGCAGAAATGACTGTGGCAGCCTATGACCATGACAAAGCTGTGTTGGCTAAAGCTGCTGGCTGGGTATCGAGCTATGTTGGCACTGTTAGACCAACAGTCACTTACATATTTATTCTTGAGTTGTGCGCCATCAATGCTTGGCTTGCATACTTTGTTTATTCGAATCCCGCAATAGTCGTGACCATTGATGATTTAGTGCGTGTTGCTGACATCATTTTCTCAAGCGATGAAATGGCTATGCTGGGCGCTATTGTTGGTTTCTGGTTCGGCTCTCGCGGCTGGGGCAAGAAATGAAGTTGAGCAAAGCTGGCGCTGATTTGATGCACCGGTATGAGGGATACAGGAACAAGCCGTACCTGTGTCCTGCTCACATTTGGACAATCGGCTACGGGCATGTACTGTATCAGGACCAGATTAGATTGCCTGTAGTTAGAAAAGAAGGCTATACAGGGATGCTTCGCAATGAGTACCCATTAAGACAGGAGGACAATCGTGTCTGGACTAAAGAAGAGATCGAGAAACTATTCGCAGATGATGTCGCTAGTTTTGAACGGGGTGTTCTTAGACTTGCTCCCACTGTACTTGGTCGTCAAGGCGCTTTCGATGCGTGTGTCAGCTTTGCCTTCAATGCCGGATTGGGCAATTTTCAGCGGTCTACTATTCGGATGAAGATCAATCGAGGCGAATGGGAAGCTGCTGCTGAAGCTTTTATGCAATGGACCAAAGGAGGCGGCAAAGAATTGCCGGGCCTCGTTAAGCGTAGAAAAGCCGAAATAGCTTTGTTCCTTAGTCCTTGACGAACAAACCATTGGGCATCAATATGCCTTTGCGGTTCTTAATTTGGTCATATGCCATTTCCATACAGCTTACAAGATTAATGTCCTGTAGAGCGCAATAGTTAATCAGGCAAACCATTACATCGCCAACACCATCGACAATTCCCTCACCGTCTTTTTTGATGGTGGCATCGGCTAATTCGCCAAGCTCAGACATGGCTTTGAGCAATTGAGTTTCTGGGTTGCTATTTGGAATAATCCGTCTGGCTTCTGCCCATTGGATAATTTTCATTTCTACATCAGCGTAGGACATATCGTTCCTTAAAGGTGGGGTACTCGCTGCACTGTGTTCATCCGCAAGCTTGAAAAACTTTGCCACAGCATCCGCTTTCCCCCAATATCTTATTTTATAACTAACCTGTCTTTTCGGACAATCCTAGCTCCGGCAATAGGTTCACCGGCTAGGATGGCTACTTTGATTTTGGTTTTGCTTGGTGGCAAAGGCTTTGGGTCACTGCATAACTCAGGTGGAAATACTGCACCTTCATCAATTTCAACTGACTCATCACGCTCTGGATAAAGCTTGACCACAAAAGAGCCGTCTACAGCCTTAATTTCGGGGATTCCAGCCACTTTCATGTTGTCGGCAAGGTAAGCCCTCAGTTTCTCAGCTTTGCGCTCATACGCCTTTTTACGGGCTGCAATCCTGTCAATGACCTCTTTACATTGGTCAGCGTCAGATTCGACATTAAGCACATAGGCTGCGACTTGGTTGATTTTGCTGCCAAGCTGTACACGAAACTCTTCAAAGGCGGGAGTTGCCTCCCCATTCTCATCAAAGAGTTCGTCAAGCTGGTTGCGAAAATCGTGTGAGAGTTGGTAGAGGCTTGTCATCAGAAGGGCGCATCTTCCATAGGTGCGTTGCCAGCAGCCATTGCAAACTCTGGAGACTTTTTAATGTACTCTTGAAGCTTCTCATGGAATTGCTGGAAGACTTCCCAATCAGGCTGGTCCAAGTCAAACATCACAGGCTCATGCACAGGTGCTGGCTTGGCGTTCTTCAATGCTTGTGGCAATGGAGTCAGGCCAGCAATGTTGGTATATGACTTGCCGTTGTTTTCACTGGTGGTGACATTGACCATGCAGTAAGCATTGACCAGCTTAGACACATCAAAAGCTTTGGCTTCTTCATCCGTAAAGTCACGACCGCGCCATGCAGCCAAGTCTTTGCGGAGGCCAGCTTTCTCATGCAATGACAGTGTGTATGTCTTGCTGATAGTCAAAGGCATTTGCTTGCCGTCCATGTCGATGGTGAGTGGTTGCCCAGCATCATCTTCGCCAAAGATTTCAAATCCGATACGAATTTTGTGTTGCTCTTTTGAGCCGTATTGACCATCAGATACTTGCGTACCCATGTCAATCAGTGAGTAGCATCGAGCCACATAAACACCGGGTGGAACTTTTTTGAAGTTGCCTTCCCCGCCATTGTCTTTTGCAATAAATCCCATTTCATTCTCCAGTTAAAAAACAGCAATTAAAAGGCTTGCTGAACGCCTCATCTAAACCAAATATAAAAACCGTGAAGTATCCCAATAGGGAATAGCAATGCTCCGGCAATCAGAAAGCCCCATAGACCTTCAGCGAAGCATGTGAATATGTGTGTGAGCCATGCGGCAAAGCATACAAAGCCAATGAACTGTGGCATCAGGCAATCCGTTTAACTTGTTTTGCAAGTAACCAGTTCTCGCCAAGCTTTAACATTGCTCGAACCCATTTGCGTTGGTTGTGCTGATTGACAGTCTCAGAAACCATACTGTTGTTGTAAAGCTTACGCGCTTTACGCCTGAGTTCTTGTGTGTGCATAAGGACATCTCCAGTAGTTAAGGAACACACACTGTATCAAATTTTCAAACGGTGTAAATAATTATTTTCATGGAGTGTTGAAATTTTGCAACTGTGTTATCTTTCGCTCCCTTACCAACAAGGAGTTTTAATTGTCGCACTACTACGCAAAGCAAATGTATCTTGCAAGACTACAAGCTGGACCACAATCACATCGTAAATTGCGCGATGCAATCAGATGGCATTACAAAGATGTAGATGTAAAAAAGATACGCGATGAATTAGAAGCAGAAGGTTTGATTGAGTTATCACACAAAGAAAAAAGAAACTTTGGCAAAGAAACAAAAGATGTACCTTTCTACAAACTCAGTGAACCAAAATTAAATGTTGTAGAAAAGAAAGCATATGATCCGTGGGACATCACGCTGCCATCAAGCATTTTTACAAAACAGGAAAAAGCAAATATGATGTCAACTTTGAAGATGCTCGAAATGCGAAACAATGAGAAACTTCACAAGCTTGCACAAATAAATGTTTACGGGAAAGCATGACCTACACCACTGATAAAGATTCCCAATGTCTGGGAAAATTTAAATATCCTACGCATTCTGCTGCTGAAATGATTAGCAGTAGGCGCAGGGAAAACGGCTTGTCAATCTACAAATGCCCACATTGCAACTACTTCCATTTGGGACATGTTGCGGCAAAGCAACAGGACTATCGTAGGTCGCCAAGTAAAGTATAATTTTTGAAACCCGGCTAGGTTTTGGGTAGCTCCCAGAACCGAAAAGCGAACACCCCCCGCCTGCCGTGCGTTTCTTTTGGGGGAAAATTTGGGGCGTGAAAATGCTATTACAGCCAAAAAATTGGGCCGTCTTTCAACATTACAAAGATAGGTGTCCACCGTGGATAAAGCTCCACCGAGACTTACTTAATGACCGTGCATACATGAGCTTGCCTATTGCTAGCAAAGCGATAGCTCCGTTGCTTTGGTTGCTTGCAAGTGAGTCAAAAGATGGTAGTTTTGATGGCTCAGTAGATGAGCTCGTCTTTCGTCTTCACATGACACAAAAAGAAGTCAAAGATGGTGTTAAGCCGTTGATTGACAAGGGATTTTTTACACTTGTTAGCGGAGTGCTAGCAGAACGCAAGCAAGATGCTATCCCAGAGACAGAGACAGAGGGAGAGGCAAAGAAAGAGAAAGATATAGAAGCGCCTGAAGGCGTGTCATCAGAAGTTTGGAATTCTTTTATTAAACAAAGAAAAGCTCGTAAGGCTCAGATTACCCAAAGAGTCATGGAGTCCATCACAATGCAAGCCAAGATTGCTGGTTGGACATTGGAAAACGCATTAAGTGAAATTGTCATCAGGAACTGTGGTCCTAATAATGTCGGCAGGATTAGGTTTTGTCGCAACCCATTCG